GATAGCTTTCTTGATTCTGTTCTCATGGTTTCCCTCGAACCCTATCCAGTATGGACGCTTTCTCTTGTGATGTCTGAATCTCCAACGTAGTCTCTCCTGTGAATCGTTGTAGTGGTTGATGTCACGTTCATAACCTTGAGACACTATTGCTTGAGGATACTTTGTATCAAAGCTATTCAAGCTACGCATGTCAGCACCATCACCTAAGTCTACAACATAGTCTGGTTTCAAGTCGTAGATAAACGCACCTAGCCAATCGAATCTTTCATTGCTTGTATCAGGATCAGCGTGAGCGCATGTATAAACTAATACTGTTTTTCTTTTTCTAAGCATCATATAAATCGCTGTTCTCTATAACAACACCTTCTATAGTTCTATTAACTCTATTAGATTCTTCGTAAGCTTCATCAAATGTACTGTATAACATTTCTGTTTCTTCTACCTTACCATTAAACTCAGATAAATAAACAACACAGACAGGGTGGTCTCCTGTAGTATTATCTATTAACTCAGGATACTCAAATGGTTCTCGTATAACTTTATGTAAAGTAAGCTTCATCTCTTTGGTTCCTTTAGCCATGCTTCAGGTATATACCTGTCAGCGTATTTAAAATCATACTTGTTACACCACATACCATATGTTGTTTTACTTCCTTTGTAAAGCTTTGATTTACTATTTGTAAACACAAACCTTATGTCTAACTCAGGGTATTGATCACGAACTGCTAGGTGTTTAGCGCGATCAGGAGATATAAACCTTCCTTTAGTCTCAATAATTATGCCGTTGTCTAATACAAAGTCAGGAGTGTAGGTCTTAGTCTTAGGGTCTACCCACTTGATCTTCATCTCTTCGTATGTAAAACCTATCCCTCTTTTGTTTAAGAACTTTGCAGTGTCTTGTTCTAGTCCTGATCTGTAACCTGCCCTCAGTGCTCTCTGTCTTACTTTAAGTTTCATTACATCGGAACCTCTGGTACTTTCGGTTCTGACTTAACGTCTACTAGAAAAACAGGACCGTAGCTGTAGATAAACTTTCGTGCTTCAGGCCAACACTTCTTCTTGAACTCACAGTAACTACACATGACAGGTAACTTGGTGTTAGGACTTGTCTTAGATTGAGGTACTTGTGCTTGACGTGCTACAGTTAACTCACCGCCTACAAGCTCTTTAGCCTCAAGCATCTCCTCTTCTTTTGTCTTTAGTTCCTCAGTAAAGTCATAAACATCAAGACATACGTGACCATTCTGTTTATCTATAGCTAGGAAACCCCCTTGCTTTTTGTTAGTAACCTTATCATCATCTTTACCTGCATAGACGTAACTACTTAACTGACTGATGTACCCAAAAGGATCATCGTCACGCAATGCACCTTCCTTGAACTTCTTGAAAGCATATGGACTACAAGACTTGACATCAACAGTCATGCCATCAATGACTGCATCACGATGTCCTTTGATACCATGCACGTCTAGTCTGTCCTGTTTTCCTCTCACATCATGCCCTGCAGCTATAGCTAGACTCAACGCAAGCTCTTCTATCATGTCACCATAAAAGAACTTTAGTAATGCGTTATACTCTAAAGGTATAGCCTCTTTAGGTGTGTTTACTTTGTACCATAGTTTTCTTTTACATGGTGTTCCAATAGAAGATAGAGACAAGTAGCCTCGTGATTCTTGCGGTTTACTGAATCGGCTGTTAGCTATCAGAGAAATGTTGCGGCCTAGAATAGAACCTTGTATTCCAGACCACCCACCTTCACCCTTGATAACCTCTTGCATGTCAGCAATTAGTGTATCAATGGTTTTCATTTAGAATCCTACTGCTTCGTTCTCTTTGACGTACTCTTCAAGTTCAAGAACTTTGACACCGACTAAACTTGTACGGCTGTACTGTTGACCATCACTGCCAGTAAACGTAGTGACTAGGTTGGTACACTCAGCAAGAGTTCCGTTACCGATTACACCCATGTCCTCAGTCCAAGGATTACCGTCCTTATCTGTAACCTTTGGTGCTCCACCTGCTTGTGGAATCTCAGTACCATCCTTCTTTGTAACTTTGTGTGGACGTACAAACTTTACTACAATCTCACCATCAATCATACGACTTTGGTTAGGTTGCTTCTGAGAACCTGCATCTTTCAGATACTTCATACCCTCTTTATCTAGGATTTGATTGACAGTGTATGCACCATCAGACTTCTCGTATGCTCCACCGTATCCTGTTAGATCACGGTTCTCTTCGTTGAGTCGAGGCCATTCGATTTGACCTACAGTTTTTACTTCTTTGTATATTGTTTTAGGCATGGTTATCCTTCCTTTTCTTAGAGCCATACTTATATGTTACTATATAATTTTATTCGTGTCAAGTGTTAATGTGTATCTTTCCAAGATTTTCCTATCGAAGATTCACCTTCTAGTGGACACATGATTCCTAGATGTAAACCTGCCCACTTGATTGCGTCACGTTGTATCTCTCCTAATCTTTCAGCAACATCCAACGCACCTCTCACTTGTGTTTGCCATTCATCATGCACCCATGTACATATCTTGTAGTCTATCTTCTCTCTGTCTGCTATCTCTCTCCATCGTCTTGTTGCATACTTCATCACCAAGGTTTCACCGTTCTGTAACATACCTGCTAGTGTCTTGTGTTGATTAGGTACAAATACTTTACGTCCATCGTATGCTTTGAAGTAACCACGTTCAGCTATGTCTGGTATGACTACACCCCTCAGTCTAGACAAACCTTCAATGCTAGTCGTAAAGTTATGGACTGCCCTGTTAGCTTCTCTCACATTGGTCTTTAGTATTTGAGCAATCTTTTGTGTACCTGCACCAAGTAAGAACGCATAGATAAAAGTCTTAGCCATGTCTCTCGTGATATGTTTCAGACCCAATGCCTTACGGTTGAGGTTATGTATGTCCGTTCCCTCTTCTTTCTTTCCTTCGATAATCGCCTTAACGTATTGCTTACTCTCCATGATGTCAGCCAGTATCCGAAGTTGGATTCCTGCAGCATCCGTACCCACAAGATAGCAACCGTCAGGGGTTGTCCATAAATCTCTGAAGTCTCCATCATAATCTTTCTTTACTCTTTCTACTGCACTATTTGGATCACCATGAAATACACTTGGTATATTACCCATGTTAGGATGTCTGTGTGCCATACGTCCTGTCCATGAACCAATGTGTAAAAACTGTCCGTGTATACAACTGTCATTACTATCTGAGAAAGCCTGTATCCACTCAGCAAGTGTGCTTCTTCTTCCTTCCAATGTTAACCATTCAGCTAGAGCTTGAGCACCTTGAGGGGCGTCCTCTGGCAGTGTCTTGAGGTTCTCCTCAGATACAGTCCAACCATAGTATCCGTAGTGTTCTAGCTTCTCTTTGTTATCTTCACGTATAGCTTTGATGTGTCCTTTAGTTTTTTCTACTGGTTTCCACCCTGCTTCCCATAGTCTTTCTACTCTGTGCTTTGTCGATCCAGGATTGAACGCTACGTAGTCATAACACTCTAGCATATCGTCTTCTATCTTAGTCTCAGGAAACTCTTCGAGTGCTTTCTCTACGTTCTTGAATAGACCACCATCCTCTTTGACCCTGTACTTGATAGTCTTTATTAACTCTAGTCTTGGTGGAAATGCTTGATGTATTCTCTCCTCTAGTTCTTGTAGTCTCTTCGTTATATCTAAGTGTAACTTGTTTGCGACATCTATATTAAACTCGAAGCCACCATCGTGCATCTCTTGGCATATGATTGCTACATCATGTTCTAGTCTCATTGCCTGTGACCATGCCTGTGACATAATGTGTGGTGCGAAGTGATTGAATAGTTTCTCTGTTACCTCTACATCTCTATGACAATAGTCTAACATCTCTTGAGTTAGGCCACCCTGAAAGTCACTGAAGTTATCTTTAGGGTAGCCTAGTTTTTCTCCCCATGTAGCCAACTTGTGTGATCCAATACCGAAGTCTATGAGAAACAACTAGTGTATCTACAATCTTAGACATATCGATCACGTTACCTAAGTGTCTGTTGATTACTGGTGCGTCAAAGTTAATGAAGTTATGCCCCACCCATCTCGTTACTTTCTTAGCGTAGTCCTTGAATCTAGTGCGCTCTGCCTGATCCTCGTGTAAGTTATGGAACTCGTGTACCTTACCTGTGTCTTTTTCTTTAACACAAATACACCACAACTTATCTGCGTTTAGATCGTTTGTTTCTATGTCTGCGAATACTATCATCAAGTTTCCCTATCCAGTGTGTAACATCGTCAAACGGATTAGCTCCATCTGCCTCTATCCTCTGAGAGTTTAAAGGTTGCTTCGTTGAAGATGAGCTTTCCTGCGAACCCTGTCTTTCCTGCAGGTCTGTTCTTGACGAGTAAGAGCTTTGTCGTGTTTCTTTCATCACGATCCTCTGCCATCTTATCACGTTCTAGTTTCACTACAACAGATGCACGTTTCGCAATGGTTCTGCAATCTCGTACCTGTCCATCATCATTCTCATGGGCGATGGTTACGATACCCACATTAAGTTCTGAGGCTAGTCGAGATAGCTGCACTGATAAACCAGACAACCATTTCTCTACTGTCTCATCACCTTTACGTGAGTAAGCTAGGTCTTGTATCGGTTGAAACTGGTATAGTCTCTCATCTTTGGTTAGATCAATGATCGATTGCTTGACCTCTTCTTCCATGTCGTGTTCTTGTATTAAATCTTTACGTGTCAAGTTCATGTTTAGATCATAAGAAACTAAGCCTAACACACTTCTTTTTTCTGTCTCTTCGAGATGACATATCGCAATGGATATATCCTTGTGCTCAGTCAGTACGTGATGTTCCAAGTACCGCATGAACTCAGTCTTACCTATACCTTCGGGAGCTTGAAACACAGTGAAGTGTCCTTGCATTAGACCCAAGGCTACATCATCGAAGGACTCAATCCCTGTTGATACATAGATAGCATCGTCTTGTTTCTCGAACAACTCAAGGAACTGTTCTGGTGTACTACGAATGTTATCTGGTGTGTACCTCTTCGCATTATAGAATGCTGCAGCGTAACTTGGTTTAGCATTGCCCTCAAGAAACTCGTTAGCATCTTTGTACTTGTCGTGTATAATCTGATAAGTCTTCTTCGGGAAGAGTGCTCCTATCTTAGTAGCCAATGCCCTACCTGCCTCATCGTTATCTACTGACAACACAATCCTGTCGAAGCTATCAATCCACTCCTTTGATTTACCTTGCCATAGTTTCTGATTAGGTGTTGCACTTGGTACAGACACACAAGGATATTTCTTGTCGAGCATTTGGAAAGCAGACATAGCATCTAGCTCACCTTCGCATACGACTACAGACCTTGATGAACCTGCATTGAACTTGTCCATGCCGAAGAGTTCATCAGTCTTGAAGCCTTTGTCTGTCTTGAAACTCTTCTCCTTTGTGTTACGTACCTTCCTGAATCCTGATGGATACTTGTACACCTGATTGAAACCAAATGTTTGCACCCCGAAGAACTCCATGACATCTTTACGTACACCACGATACGTAACGTAGTCACCAAGTCCTTCTATCTCTGTAGTCTTTAGTGTTCTTGTTATCTCTTCCAATGGATACTTATCCTTTGCCCATGACTTCAAGTTCATTCCCTTCATTGGATATGTTCTCTCACAACTATGACAGAACCCTGTCTTCTTCTCAGAATTAAAAGCAAAGGCATCTGAACTATCACACTCAACATGAGGGCATGGCTTGTGTGTTATCTCTATTACTCTCATCATATACAATCCCTTATTAGAACATAGGGTTCATCAGGTTGAACTTCTCATACCATGACAAACCTTCCAATGCTAACCACATACCTACAGGTGCGCCTAATATTAATATTACACAAACTAGAAATGCCCACCCTAATCCTTTTGTTGTACAATAGTTTTCTGTCATCTATTAAAACCTCTGCTTGTTTGTTCTATCTGTGCGGATGTTTCCTCATCCCAACCATCTTGAATTGACTTACAACTTTCTTTTGGACAGTCTGTGTATTTAGTCGCATTAAAATATTCTTTACAGATGGGACACTCTATTTCTCTATATCTTCTCATTCTGTATAATCTCTCAACGCTAACCAGGATTTAGGGTAAAGAGTACTCATGTCCATACTAATTGAGTTAGCAACTAGACGTGTCTCCTCTTGTGCGTCCTCACTCTGTCGTAGTCTGCACATATCTGACCAAGCATCCAAGCTACCAGACCAGTACCACTCTGTCATTGTACTCTGAGGTAATACCATACGTGCTTGCTCTGGTGCTACACCATCCTCTAACAACTTTTTATAAGTTTTCACACACCACATTTCATGTTTAGCTAGAGCACTAATACCTTTGTTTGATATTTTTACAACACCTCGACTGCCTTGTTTCTTATCATCAGCACGTCCTCTCCATTTTGTGACACTGGTAGATGGGTAAAAAAACTCAGGCTCATCATCTACATACCTACGGCTCACCTCATTCCATCTAAGGAACTTGTGTTTAACTAACTGCCTTGCTACAAACACTGGTGCTCTGACATGGAAGGTTGCAAAGCAATGACCAAAAGGTGACATGTGTTTGTGTCGAGCAAGGTAGGATATTAGTATACTGTCCGACACAGTTAGTGTATTGTCTGCATCCCACTCACTCTTCTTGTTGAAGCTTACACGAGCAGCATTAACTACAGTCAAATCACTACCCATACTATCTATTAAAGTTACATCAATCATTCTTATTACCCTTGAGCCTGTGTTTGAAAAACAAAATCGTATTGATGCCTGTGTTGATAGTAACCATGATAAGTATCCACCATTGCCACCATACTAGTCCCCCTACTTCTAACATTTCTAATCTCCATACTTATATGTTACTACGAAAAACAAACAAAGTAAATACTATTCTTTATGTTTTTCTTTTAAATTAAATAGTGATGCTAATTCACCCTGCACATCGTCTATCTTGAATGCTCTATACAGATCATCTAAACCGTATTGATTATAGACAGTTACATTTATCTCATCCTTACATAAGGTACAGTAGTATCTGTCCATCCTCACATCTTTGAACGTTGCATCTGCTCTGTTACAACAATAACATCTCATGTCTCTCTCCTTTAAGTATATTTGTTTAGAGTATTATTATACTTAAAACAATAATACTTTAAGTATAGATAGGGTATCACAACTAAAATAAATTGTCAAGCCACCTCTTTTAAATTAAATATAAAAGCTTTCTTTATCTCCTTAAACTCCTCTTTTTTTATGTGCATATTGAATATCTCCAAGTGATTACGAGCCTCTCTTATGTTTAGTTTCTTTGTTAGAATCTCGAATTTACCATCATGTTTCTCTGCTATGATCACGTAAGAGTTAGGTAAATCCTGGATTTCCATACCGAATGTAGTTCTGTTGTTCATTGTGTTACCTTTAATACATGTGCTATAAAAATTACTATGAATACAATTACCAATAATCTACCAGTGATTATAGTTTGTTGTGGTGGCATCGGTATCGTCAAGAAAATAATCAATGCCGCTATCCAAAGTAGTACGTCCACTACATAAGCTCCTTTTTAATCGTTACAAGTAAGTCTTAATACTTCCTGTCTCATAAATTGATGGGCTGAGTATGCAGCATTTCCAATCATGTCAACAACCTCAGATGCAGGAAAATATTCAAGAGGTTCCCACGCATGACGTTCAACAAACTCTTCTATCTCATCTTCATCCCAATCAATTGCTTCATCAGGTAATCGTTCAGTCAGAAAGTTTGCGCTCATTTGAATAAACAATCTGTCTCTAGTTGTAGGGTCTTGGTCAAAATCAATCATTATATTAACTCCTCTCTCTTACACTCTTTGTAATACTCGTAGTCACCATCTATGTCGTACTCAAACCTCAAGTCAGAAGGTATGTCTGCGAACCACCATTGATCATCAAAGTCTACCTCGTATCTGTTGTACTTACCGTTATCGAAAAGACCGATAAAGATATACGAGCTATTGTAGAATGAGGCTGATAGTCCTACACCTAACCTCTCCATTGCCGCCTCGTATGCAGCGATAGGTGGACAGTTCTTAGTCTCGAATGTGATATGCAACCACCAGTCTCCTTCCTCTAATTCGGGTGGACTGCACTCAATGCTGTAAGCTTCCGCGTTTGTGCCCCACATTTCTACTGCTTTCTCATACTCCCATGTTCCAATGGGATTAAGATACTCAAGTAAAGTACCATCATCACAGGCATTTTCGATAGCTGTTATGACCTCGATACCACCGCTGATAGTTAAGATATTCTGACATACACTAGACATAATCTTCCTCATCCTTTTGCGTTACATTTGGGAAAGCATGGTACAACTTCCATCGGGTTTTACGTAGCGTTCTTTCTGTATGTGCATAACAATCACCGTTCTCAGTCAGTTCGTTATCCCAATCATAAAGAGCACTCCATAATTCTTTGATTGCACCCTGCTGTTTCATAGTTAGTTTATTAAAAGATGTATTCAAGATATTATCTTTCTCCTCTTTAATTTTCATCCATTTATCTGTACGTTCTTGTTCTTCTTCGTTTGGTATGTATGGCATTAGTTTCTCCTCTCAATTATAAACTGTACCCAATTC